CACGGTAGAAGTTAATGATCTGACCGTCAGGATTGACCCTGAAAAGGGGACTCTGTGGATCTGGATCAACTCAGGCCCTGGTGAAGGTGAAGGTGGACAGTTTAACCTTGATGACTTCTCAAAAGCAGTCAAGGAATTTTACAAGGAGAACTTCTGATGGCTGACGTACTGTTTGGATTGATTGCTGGCCTAGTTAGTATAATATTGGGATCATGACATGGACACCCAAGAGTTTATTGAGATGGATCTGCAGCTGGGCGAAGCAATTAGTGAGATCAAGCGGCTTAAAGAAGAGCTCGCAGCACGAGATAGACGCATCGCTACCTTGCAAGAATTGTTCCAGCAAATCATCAAGACGGCTCAACACAGCTATTCACAGAGCCCAGAAAGAGTTAGAGGATTTCCAGGAACAAGTGGAAAAGAAGTGTCAAAAGAAGCGTTTTGACCAGGAGATCTGATGTAAGATGCTCTTGTTGTACAAACTACCGATGCAGTATTGAGGGCCTCAATGGGCCCTCTTTTTTATTCCTCGCGGCTCGTAGCTCTTTCCTTGATCTTGCAGCCTACGTCTAATGGATCTGTCTTCAAGAACTCTGTGACTGCTTTCCTGCGCTTGTCTGACTCTGCTGCACCACAATTGCTGCATGCGTGACCGCATACGGAGCAAGATGTCCATGCCTTTTTGAATGCTTGAATGACCCTGTTCTTGTGCTCATCTTGAAGGTGCGCGAGGTACTGGGCTCTCCAACCGCGGATTGCGATCATCTCATCGATAGAGTCAAGCACTTGGCTCGTGACCCTACGACCTTTGACTGCGTTAAAAAAGGTGCCGCGGCTGAGAGACAGGCCATCGGCTGCCTCCTTATCGTACAAGCGGCTGATGTTTGGGTGCCCTGAACCATACTCACTGGCCCACAAAATAAGCTTAATGGTGTCTAAGTCTAGTGCCGATGTTGCTTCTACAGGACGTGACATGTCATTCTCCTTGGTTAATTGACAATGTCTTATTATAGATTGCATTTTGTGCAATTAGTACAAAGCGCGTGAAGAGCCTTGAAATTCTCATCTTTTGTCAGTGGACTCGTCCCAAAAATACTATAGAGGGTTTTTATAGGCTAAAAAGAGTGAATCAATACAACTAGTTATAGTCTTGCGTGGACTAGAAGACGAACGAACGAACGAACGAAATCAATAACTTGTATGACTCAATACAACTAATTAAGCCTAAAAAAACACTCTATAGCGTTTTTGAGCAGGGCTATGTACGTTATTGCGCTGTACGATCTAAAATAGAAACCAATTAGAATTTAAGGAGCCTGCTATGCCATTCCAGAAGGGCGTTAAACCAGAAGGATCCGGACGCAAGAAAGGATCGCAGAATAAGCGCAACATCGAGCGTCAAGAGATCTTTGACAAGATCGTCGAGAAGCACGGTGATCCACTCGAGGCTCTTGCCGAGATGGCCTTTGACCCTAACCACGATCTGATGGTTCGTAAAGACTGTCTCAAGGAAGTGGTTCAGTACGGTCACGCCAAGAAGAAGTCGATCGAGATCAGTGGCCCAGATGGCGGACCCATTGAGATGCGGCTCGAGCTGATAGAACAAATCACTGCACTGATTGAGAAGCTAAACAGTAAATGACAGCCTTGTCAAAGCAAGAACTGTCATTGATCCAGACGAACCTCGCGCACCTCGAGATCTCGGACCTTGAGCTGCTTGCTTGGCGACTTAAATGGAAGGCCACGGCACGCCCTGAGCAAGTCACGCCTCCTGGTGACTGGACAGTCTGGCTAATCTTAGCAGGGCGCGGCTTCGGTAAGACAAGGACTGGGGCTGAAGACATCGCAGACTACGCGGTCAGGAACCCAGGTGTTCGCTGCGGGGTCATAGCACCAACGTCCGCTGACATCCGTGGAGTTTGCTTTGAAGGAGACTCCGGGATCATCAACACACTTCCTGTTGGCCTTATTGAGAATTACAACAAGTCGATCGCTGAGATCACATTGACCAATGGATCATCGATCAGGGGCTTCTCTGCTGAGGAACCTAGCCGTCTACGTGGCCCGCAGTTCCACAGAGTCTGGTGTGATGAGCTAGCTGCTTGGCAATATGTCGATGAGACCTGGGACATGATGCGGTTTGGCTTACGGCTTGGCGACCATCCACAGGTTGTGGTGACCACGACCCCACGGCCCATAGAGCTAGTAAGGCAGTTCATCAAGGATGCAGACAAGAAGAATAGCAAGATCCACATTACCAGAGGATCAACGTATGATAACGCAGCGAACTTAGCTAAGTCATTCCTTGAGCAGATCACGCAGTATGAAGGCACGCAGTTAGGCCGCCAGGAGATCCACGCCGAGGTCATCGACCCAGAAGAGACCGGCATCATCAAGCGCAGCTGGATCAAGTTGTGGTCCAAGGACAAGCCGCTGCCTGGCCTTGAGTACATTGTCATGAGCCTTGACACGGCATTCACTGAGAAGACGACAGACCGCAAGAACCACGATCCTGACCCCACGGCCTGCTCGGTCTGGGGCGTATTCAGGCACGACAAGAAGCCTGCGTTCATACTCCTTGATTGCTGGCAAGATCACCTTGGGCTGCCAGGACTAATTGAGCGGGTTAAAAAAGAATACACCGTCAGGTACGGCGACGATGACATGAAGCCGATGATCAAGCCACTTGTAGGCCCAAAACAGTCCTACCTGACCGGCCGCAGCCCCGACTTGCTGATCATTGAGGACAAAGGATCAGGCATCAGCCTCCGTCAGATGCTGGCTCGTGAAGACATCTTGTCGTACCCATACAATCCAGGACGGGCCGATAAGCTCAGTCGTTTGCATGCAGTCTCACATTTATTTGCACACGGGTTCGTTTGGGTAGTAGAATCTGACAAACGCCCTGGAAATCCACGTTCTTGGGCTGACCCATTGATTACACAGCTTTGCAGTTTTACTGGAGAAGGTTCAATCAAGCATGATGACTTTGTCGACAGCACGACCCAAGCGCTCAGGCTTCTTGCCGACCGCAACGTGCTATCAGTCACAAAGCCAGCTCCAGAAAGACGTGAAGTTTCAAACAAACCGCAGTTAGTGAACCCATACGCTGCATGAGACTGGAGAATTAGATGGCTGAACGTGATGATGACAACCAAGGCGAGTTGCTCGACCTTCAAGAAGAGAAGAGCGACGTTGAGGATACCGATGACGGTGGCGCCTTAGTCACGATTGACGAGTCTCCAACTCCGGCTGACAGCGAATTTTATGCAAACCTTGCTGAGACAATGCCATCTTACGAGCTGGCCAACCTAGGCTCAAGTTTATGTGACATCATTGAGAAGGACAAGGAAGCTCGTAAACGTCGTGATGAGCAGTATGAAGAGGGCATCAGACGTACTGGCCTTGGCGACGACGCCCCAGGCGGTGCTTCATTCACCGGCGCATCAAAGGTAGTTCACCCAATGTTGACTCAGGCTTGCGTGGACTTTGCAGCACGAGTCATGAAAGAGATGTTCCCACCTGACGGGCCAGCTCGCGAGAAGATCGTCGGTGATCCAACCCTTGAAAAGGTTGAGAAAGCAAACCGCATTACCAAGTACACGAACTGGCAGCTCACAGAGCAGATGCCTGAGTTCAGAGCCGAGCTCGAGCAGCTTGTGACTCAGTTGCCTTTGGGCGGTGGTCAGTATCTCAAGATGACATGGGATGGCAACAGGAAGCGTCCAATGCCGATGTTCGTCCCGATTGACGATGTCTACTTGCCATTTGCAGCGACAAACTTCTACACAGCAGAGCGCAAGACTCATGTGCAGTACATCACTCGCATTGAGTATGAGAAGCGAGTTCTTGCTGGCGACTACCTTGACGTTGACTTGCGCGTTGACCCAATGCCACCTGAAGAGTCCAAAGCTTCAAAAGCCAATGACAAGATCGAAGGTCGCCAGTCCGATGGCTACAACGTTGACGGTCTGAGAACCATATACGAATGCTATGTGATCCAAGATCTTGACAATGGTGACGGCATCGCTCCGTACATGATTAGCATTGACAAGAACACGCAGCGCATTCTGAGCATCTATCGCAACTGGGAAGAGGACGACGAGACCAAAGACGAGATGCAATGGCTTGTTGAGTTCCCATTTGTACCTTGGCGCGGCGCTTATCCAATTGGTTTGATCCACATGATTGGCGGCTTGAGTGCCGGTGCCACAGGAGCCTTGCGTGCGTTGCTTGACTCTGCACACATCAACAACTTCCCTGGCTTACTGAAGCTGAAGTCAGGTGCAGGCGGCCAAACAGACCGCGTAGACCCTACCGAAGTGAAAGAGATCGAAGGCACATTTGGCCAAGACGATATTCGCAAGGTGCTGATGGCAATGCCATACAACCCACCAAGCCCAGTCTTGTTCCAGCTGCTTGGCTTCTTGGTTGATGCTAGCCAGAACGTAGTCCGCACGACATTTGAAGAGTTTGCCGATAGCAATGCCAACACGCCAGTAGGAACTACCTTGGCTCGCCTTGAGCAAGGCATGGTCGTGTTCTCAGCCATCCATGCTCGTATGCATGACGCCATGGCTCGTGTACTAAAGCTCTTGTTCCGCCTAAACCGTACCTACCTTGAAGAAGCTCAGGTCGTTGACGAAACAGGCGAGCTGCTAGTTAAGCGTTCGGACTTTGAAGGTCCAATGAACGTGATCCCAGTATCAGATCCCAACATCTTCAGTGAAGCACAGCGCTTTGCTCAGATACAAGCGGTCATGCAGCGGGCCAAAGAGATGCCACAGCTCTATGATCTACGCAAGGTCGAAGAGATGTTCTTGGTCAGATTGAAGATACCTCAGGGCAAAGAGCTGTTGCTACCGAAGCAGCAGCCTTTAGAATTAAACGCAGTCAACGAGAATATCGCAGCCACAATGAAGCGGCCTATCGTTGCGTTCCCAGAGCAAGATCACCTAGCTCACTTGCAAGTGCACCTAGACTTCATCACAAACCCAA